TTTCCCATTTGGGAAGAGGAGAACCTGTGTTCTCACTGGACCTGTCTTCAGCAACCGATAGGCTGCCTAGAGAGCTTCAACAAGTTCTCTTGGAGGAAATGACCTTGTCAGATTACTCTGAGGCTCTTGAAGAAGTATGCACCCGCCGTTGGGTTTTTCCTGACGGTAGCTTCATCCACTCTTTGTTGACCACACATGCCCTGCCGAGGGCTGTGGATCATAGGGTGGAGACGCTCGAGCCTTCTGCTCGGGAGGAACTTCATGATCTTGATCATGATGAACCGGTTGGGAAAGTCTTCTTCGTGTACGAAGCAGGCTCGAAGGTGAGATGCGTGGCCCAGCCTAACGGCTGGATCCAGTTGGCCTTTAGGCCATTGCATTCCATCCTGGGACAGCTTCAAAACTGTCTTCCCGAAAGCTGTGTGATTGACCAGCTTTCCGGGGTTCAGTCGGCCCTTTCCCATTTGGGAAGAGGAGAACCTGTGTTCTCACTGGACCTGTCCTCAGCAACCGATAGGCTGCCTAGAGAGCTTCAACAAGTTCTCTTAGAGGAAATGACTCTGTCAGATTACTCTGAGGCTCTTGAAGAAGTATGCACCCGCCGTTGGGTTTTTCCTGACGGTAGCTTCGTCAGTTACTCCGTAGGACAACCTATGGGCGTGTACGGGAGCTTTCCCCTTCTCAACATTACAAACTGCCTTATAGGCAGAATGTCATGCCGGAGATGCGGGGTCACCGATCACTTTGAAGAGTTCTTCCGAGTGTTAGGTGATGACATAATCTTCTTTAGGGAAGATTGTGCCGACCAGTACCAATCCATTATGGAAGGTATGGGTGTTGAGATCTCTCCTTTGAAGACATTCAAAGGGAAGGTCGGACAGTTTGCCGGTTTCATCTTTCTGCCTTGTAAGCAGGGAGTAACCGCATTCCGTCCCTACAAGCTACCTCCTGGAACAGAGTTAACGAACGTTGTTGCGTTCTGCTCTGCCCTAGGGAGCCGTGTTAAACGGCTTTCCAAAAAGTGGGATATGATCTTTGATCTCTTTTCGAGAACTAGATCTTATCGGCTTCTGGACAATAGTCCGGATCCTTTTTGGACGGAGGATTCCTCCGAGCCACTCCTTGAGTCCATCGATGATCGATGGGTTCACTCGGTCGTCAACCTGTGCGGCTATCTCCGGCCTGACCTTTACGGTCAGAACCTGGATTTAGTCTACAAGGAGCGTCCAGGTGAAAGCGCTGAACCGTTGTTCCATGAACCACGGATGACGCGCATTCCCGGTCATGGTCCAGATTTCTGGATCAATTCCGAAAAGGAACAAGAAGTGTTCCGGGTGGATAAGGACCTTTGGTCTGACCCACTACTCCGTCAGGAGTTAACGGATTCCGCTTCCATTCCCGTACGGGAACATCAACGTGTATACGTTGATTCTGCAGGAAACCTACAC